GCCTGATTCTTTTATTTTTACAGGAATAAGTTTTCGGCTTTTATAAGCATCTTGTTTGCGTTTAAAATCATGCACACGCCGTTCTATTAACTCATCAATAGGTATGTCTTCTTCGACTAATGCAGGTGGTTCAAATATTGGTTCTTTGATAGGCTCTTCTATTGTCATTTGTTTTACCTCGCCCCATTCTGTTTTTTCAAAATCATCCAGCATGTTCAATGCTCTTGCTCTTTCTATTCTACGACTAATAGCCCACCGTGATATACCGCATTTCAACGCAGTAGCACGTATGCTATAACCGTTTTGTCTATAGATATTTACAATTTCGGGAAGCTGTTCGTCTAATTTAGTCGATGTCACACGCTTTTTCCATAGCTTCGTTTAAAACAATTACGCTGCGGATCGTTGTGTCAGTGTCTAATGATGAGATTTTAGGAATATATGACCGCCAGACATCGCATCCAGCATCAATCCTTTCGACTCCACTTAGAGAGCAACTCGATATCAACACGCTTACGCATAGTATCGCCAATAGTCTCGGCATGTTTACGGGCATCTTGCATAACCTTTTTTGTTTTAGCTATTTCTTTTATTTGTTGTTTGGCAGCGCCAGCTTCCATAAGATTTTTTTCACGCAAAAATCCAGCTACATTGTTAAATAGCTTGATAACTCCTGACGCTATGCCAAATATATTCATTGTTTAAGATTTCGGTGCTTCGTTAGGTGTGTCGTCAGCGTTTTTGTTTTTGCCAAAGTTACCTGATAGCAAATTTAACGCTTTGAGAATGGTATTGAATACCATGTCATCTGATTTAGTAGGGGTAAGCATTGTTATTGCAGTACAAGCTGTAACAATCTGGCACAGCCCTTCTATATACGCACCAAAATTAGGATGGTTGTATATCGCCATTAATGCGTCCATGTTGTCTTTCCTTTTCTCTTTGTTCGTAGCAACCTAAATGAAGTGTGTTGCCATTAGCAAAAGTAACAAAGTAATCCTGTTTTACATCTATCTCTTTGTTACAATACGCACAAATCAAAGCCCTTCAATAACTTCGAGATAAAATTGCGCACCTTCTTCTACCGTTTGCCCAACCCCACCAGACGAATGACCCATAGACAAAACAAAATAATCTCCGGGGTAAACCTTTACCATAGGTGCTTCACAAGTCATTCCTGTTGATTGTTGTAATTGACTATTTCCTGCTGCACCCGCTACATGCTTTAAATTACCGTAATGGGTATATTCTTGTGTAGCGTAGTTTTGAGCATTAGTTCTATGTTGCCCATTTGATCCATAATGTTGTATTATCATAAAAACAGGGCCAGAGAATTGAGAAGGTTCTGATATTGCTGCGCCAGTTCGACCCATCATACATTTTGCTCCAACCTTTACCCATTCAATAGAGTTGTCATTAGGAATTACTATTCTAGGAAAACCAGAAGGTACCCCACTACTTGCCAATTCAGTAGTATAACTACTTGAAGTATCCACAAAAAAATCGGTTTCAAATTGTGTAGTCATTGAAGGTATGGAGAAACCATTATTATTTTGTAAAACTGTTTCTGTAGCATTACCAGTAAATTGATTATATAAATTAGTATTATTAGCCATTTTAACCGCTAAACAACGTCTGCCTGTTGTGCATCGTGGATTTTTTGGAGAAAAATTAGCATATAAATTAGGAGCGCCCATATCAGTAGAACCGATCATTCTTGTATGTGCAAATGAATTATGAACTAATGAATGTTTTTGCACCTCTGGTCGAATTTCAATACACTGGTGATTGCCCTTCCATTGAAAATGGTTGTGCGATATATTAACATCAAGAATATGTTCACTAGAACCACCTCCATTATTGTCTCCAAGTAAAATACCAAACATATCATTTGTAACTCCATCAACAGGAGCAGTTGGAGATTGTCCTGCTGGTTGAGCAATATTTACAAAATGATTGTGAGATATAATAATTGATTGCATAGGCGCACTACCCGCGTAATTTGCAGTTCTTATGTGTATGCCTTTGTTATTTACAATTGCTTCATCACGGTTATATATTAAGTTTCCATATACAAGCATTTGAGTGTAATAACCCTCAATGCCAACATATTGACAAGCCAAATGACAGTTATTCATTTGCAATGCTAATGTTGTGTGTGTTTGTTCAGAACTAAATCCTTTGTAACACGCAACTATACCACAACTATCAACGTAATAACCTTCTGAATCAGAGTCAGTTGTTGCTAACGTTCTAATAGCCATATTGCAAAAGAAAAAGTTACAATTGTTTATGTGATATTCTGTAGCTGAATTTGTGCCTGTAACAAGGATTGCAGCGGTTGAACCAACTCTTGCTAAGTTTCCAGCAGCTTGTCCTGTTGTAGCTTGTTTTTCTCCGTTAAAAAATGAATTAGTTATACGTGAATTAGGGCAATCTATTAAATGTATCATATTAGTGAAGTAACCTTGCGAAGTGCTACCAACAATATGAATCCGATCAATAACAACAGAAGGGTCAGGCACTCCTGCAGTAAATACATTTGTAAATTTTAATGCAGTATTGTTTGTCCCACCTTCTTGGTTTGTAAGGATTGTCATATCTTTTACAGTGACTTCATAACCATCGGGAACAGCTGCGTTTTTGTCCCATGCCCCACCACTTAAATTAATATCAAACCCACCCGCTTGAGTTGTAAAATTAATTCTAGTAACATCAATACCGTCACCCATTAAAGTTACTGGATGTCCTGTAATAGTAAGTTTGTTATCTATTCTCCAAGTGCCAGCGGGAAAATATAAAACGCCACCGAGAGCGCCGAGAGTGTCAATAGATGCTTGCATTGCAACTGAGCTATCAGTAGTACCAGTAGCGTCTGTGTCATGTTGAACACCACTAACGGTGCGAGATTCACTCATATTAACCCACGGTAATCCTGCTGCAGAACCATTAGTAGCAGCGGTTACTCGACCGTGAACATCTACCGTTATAGAACTATTTGTATAAGAACCAGCAGGAAAAGCACCCCCGTTTAGATTATTTGTATCCAAGCCAATTGTTCGATCTAGGAGCAGTGATCCACCACCTACTAATCCAGCTGCGGTATTTCCTGTAACTGTTCTCGTATCGGGAACTCTCCCGGCAATGCCTCCATCAACAATGCCTGTAATACGACCTTTTACGTCTACTGTTATTGAACTTGGGTTATTGTATGTTTCTGCTGCTGGTAATGTATCTATTAACTCTAGAGTTAAACTTTGATCTAATAAACCCCCACCTTTTATTCCTCCTGTTGTATTTACACTTACAACAGCGCCTCCTGTGCCAGTACCACTTGCAGCTGCAATAACGCGACCAGCTTTATCAACAGTAATGTTAGCATTAGTGTAAGGAGTTCCAGTAAGCGTATTGTTGCTAGAAATGTCTTCTAATGACACTGTTACATGATCCGATAAAGGACCACCTCCACTCAAGCCATAACCAGCGTTTACTCGTGTGGTTGTTGGTACTTTGCTAGGGTCAACCGTGCCAGCCGTACCCGTTGTCGAGCCTTCTTTAACAACGATGCTTTTACCAGTAGAGCTAAAACCAATGTATTTGTTCGCTCTGCTTGTAGCGTTTTCGGAAACATTAACAACGTCATCATCAAAATCCGTTTCGTTAAAACCAATTTTCTGATCTATTTTCCTGTCAAGGTCTTGCGTGATAGCGGTTAATTGATCTAGCTGTCTATTTAATTCTCTTATATTAAAACCACCAGACGGAGGAAAATCAGTAATACGTTCTTGCGTTATGTTTCTTACAATAGCTATTGTGCAATCTGTTTGCCCAGAGTTAAATGTAATTTCTCCAGATAAAAACCCACCATCATCAGCAGCAACAGTTGTCATTGTGTAATCTGTAGGTAATGATTTTAAGTTTCCATCAACATAAACGTTTACATCTTTTGTTTGAAAAAACGGAAACGGAACTGCAAAAACAGTTTGCGCTGTATTGCCTACTGAATAAGAAGTTCTTGTAGCAATTTCCGTAATATTTAAATCAGTCATTCAAACCTCCGCGATTAGAACATGATGTAATAAGTTTGGCTAAACTACGCACAATTATTCGATATTTTCTTCAAGAGAACTAAAAATCCAGTCTAGGTGTGCAATTCTATTGTACGGTAAAAGATCTCTAACATCGGACCCATTAAAATTACCTGTTAACAAATCACCTGCTGCTTGCCCAAGTGTTGTTGCTTGTTTAAACGTTGGGCCTAACATGTATTGCATAGAACTAAATTCGCCGTGATTTTCGCTTGCTCCTAACATCGACTGTATTGACAAACTACCACCTGTCGCGTTACTTGCGTAATTGTCAGCATCTAAAAACCATCCCGTCCAACCTGCTCGACCAATTCCACCTATTAACATTTCATTCCATGTTTGGTCAGGCGCGCCGTTTTGGGTATTTCTAATTTGTTCAATCCCCATCCCTACAGCAGTCATTAAGGCTAGTTGTGTTACTACATTACGGTCAGCGTCTTGCAACGCAGGAACCAACACACGTTGATGTGAAGACATCGCAAACGATTTAAACTGCGTTAACAAAGACAAATATTGATTACTCATAAATAACGGCTTTTCTCCAAGTCCCGGAGTAACAATAATTGTATTTATTTCTTTGCTTAAAGCATTTTCAAATGCGTCTCTAGCAATAAGATTGTCCCATTTACTACTGTTAGCAATAATATTGGCATCTGTTATTTGCCAGTTGTCTGACATAGCCACAATAGATTCTGCTTCAGCTTGACCAATTCCGGATTTTGCTAATCGTTCTCTTTGTTTCACAGTAGCTTTTCCAGCAGCAACAGCTTTAGCGTCTTGCAAAATTTTAGTTCCAACAACAATGCCTGTACTTGTTTTTACAAAATCATTCCAAAACGACATGCCGTTTACAATAAAATTTAATGAGGCAAGCTGTCCAATGCCTTGTTCAAATCTGTTGTGCATCCCAAACGTATCACCAACATCTGCAATTTGTGCTGCACGACTACTTAACCAAAATTCGTAGCTTTCTCCAATTGATCTGTTTTGCGCAAGGCCCGCTTTCCACACTTGATTATTAGTTAACGCCTCAAACAAACTACCAAAAGATTTACGCAACCCATTAGCCGTAACCGTTCTTGCAATATCAGGAGCAGCAGCCATCGCCCCTGTTAGCATTGTCATTGCACTAAAGTTTTTTGCTATCCGTATTGCTTTAGAAACGCCACTTGAAGGATCAGAAGGCATCATATAGGTGCCTCTTAGCAAATCTCTCATTGCTCTTAAATCCTCAAGCGTGTCGTTTTTCTGTTTTAAAAGTTTTTTCCGCGCTGCTTCATTTGTTGCTGCTGCAATTTTTTCATCAAAATTGTTAACAACCCTAGTAATTGGGCCAACACCGCCATTAATTATATCGTCTAACTCAAGGTCGACACTTCCAAATTTCTTATATAACTCAAGATCAGGAGCAACGCCCCTCATATATGTAGTCATTATTGTAAGAATATCGTTTTCTAAAAAATCTTCAAAATCTACGTCTTTTATGAAATCCAATTCTCTAGCGTGTAATGATCTAGCAACACCTGTTGTTGATCCTTCTGTTGCAGCTAAAAATGGATTGTAATCTTTTAATTCTCTGGCAATTCTTACAGCTTCTTCTTTACTCAAGCGACCTGCGTTTTGTATACGATTAACAAATTCATCAAAATTACCTTCTATTTTGTCTTTGCGCCACATACGAGGGAGAAACCCATCTGATACAGCACGTAAACCGTCATTAGCTTCTTTCATTTCTTTGGTTAACAAAGCTATTTGCGCTTTAATAGCATCTGTCTTTTTTGTTATAGCAGTTAGTTTTGCAAGTTCTCTAGCTCGTTTGTCATTTATTATATTGCTTTCAATGATTTCGTCTGTGTATTTTGAAATAATTTTATTAACGTGCGCAGCAGCGTTGTCTATTTCTGGTATTCCGCTTTTTTGTTTACTGCGTTGCACCTGCGTAACACGCTGTCTAAATTCTAATATAGTTGGGGCTTTATCTGATTTCACCCCAACAATGCCACCAAGTCTTCTTAGTGGGTTTACATTCATTCGCTTTAACATAGCGTTATATTGACCAAATATATTACTGTGCATATCTCCTATATCAGCGCGATATTTAGTTTTAATTTTTGTTTCTAACGCTTGTTCTGTTGGCTGGAAGCCAAACTCTTTGGTGTTTTTTCTTAGTTTAGGAACGACTTCAAATACATTTAATAGAAGTGTTTTTGCGTCATTATCTATGCCAGAAAGCACTCTTGATATTGGAGATAACATATCGCCCAACGCCCAAGTTTTTTCTACCGAGTTTTGTATAATTTCTTCTGCAACAGTTACGGGTTCTGGGATGCTTGCATCATTAACCATTGATCCAACAGACGCTTTGTTTTCTGCGCCTGTTTTAATTGTTGTTTCTGACGATCCTGTTGCCCATTTCTTTTTTACCGTTGTTTCATTAAACCCAGTAGCGGGTTCTGACCCTTTGCCTTCTTTAATTATTTTGTCAGCAACAACGTGTTGCCCCGTTGCTTCTTCTGGTGTTAACGGTTTACCGTTTGACTTTTTAACGCTTGATTGCATTTTTCCAAATAAACCGCTTATGACATATTGCGCTCCAGCAATCGTAAGCGTTTCAAACGCAGCCCCACCTGCATCTCCTGATGCGTTT